AGAGATATCTAGAGATGAGATTAAGTTTAGTAAGTTTATCAGCAGACTGAGATCGAGATTCTCTACACTGTTTGATAAAATTCTTGAGAAGCAGTTGGTACTCAAGGGAATCATAAGACCTGAAGAGTGGGGCGAGATTCAAGCCTCTATCAGATATGATTTCATGCAGGACAACTACTTTGAAGAGTTGAAAGAAAGTGAAGTCTTGAGAGAAAGATTAAATCTTCTCCGAGACATTGACGACTATGTTGGTAAGTACTACTCAGCAGAATGGGTAAGAAAGAATGTTCTCATGATGAACGAAGATGAAATCGAGAAAATGAGAGACGAAATTGAGCAAGATAACGAAGATGCAGATGATGCAGAAGACGATATCGATGATGGCAATTTTTAACACAGTTGATTATAAATAACTTAATAAGGTAAGGAGATAGACATGAGTGTTAGTGATTTGATTAAGAATGCGATTGACAAAGATGCAAATGGCTTTGAGTCATCGTTTAACAACATTATGGCAGATAGAATGACAGCGGCTATCGGACAAAAATACGATTCCATGTATGGTGCCTCAGATGTAGGTGAGCCAGTTGAGATGGAAGCACAGGTGGAAGTAACACCTGAAGCGACAGAATCAGAATAATAAAAAGGAACAATAATGAAATCTTTTAAGCAATTTACAGCAGAATCTAGTCTACTTGATATAGAAAACTCTCAAGATTTGGGCGACAGTTCTTCTAAAGAAAAGCAAAAGGCTTTTATAGACAAACATTTAGTTGATGTTAAAGAACTTCCAGATGGATACAAACAGGCAGAAGTACTTGATTTGTCTGGCAATCGTCTTGCTGACCATCAGAAAGGCGAAGATGCAGAAGTTTATGAGTCTGTACAAGAAGGCACTGTGTCTGAAGCAGAAATGACAGATGCTCAAAAAGCAAAAAGAGAAGAAATTATAAAAGAACTCAAAAAGAAAATGGATGAGTTCAAAGATCGTTATGGTGATCGTGCTACAGATGTTATGTACGCAACTGCTACTAAGATGGCAATGAAAGACGACTCAGAAGACGAAGACGAAGAAGATTTAGACGAAGCAAAGTATCCTAAAAAGTCGAAGTTCCCTAGTCATGAATATCTGCCCAAGTCAGTGCAACTAAAAGGCTTCGATAAAAACAAAAAGAAGAGACTGAAAAAGAGTAGCGATTATAAGTTAGATGGTAGCGATAAAGTTAAACTAAGAGGCTTCAAAGGAAAGAAACTTCCAAAAGGCTTCGAAGAAGTAGAAGTTGAAGAAGGCTATCAAGAAGGTTACTATAAAGAAGGCGTTCTACAAGACTTAGAGATGATCGTTAAGAAGAAAAGCGTAGGTGATGTTAAGTTCTCAGACGGCAAGAAACAAAAAGTTGATCTGACAACTGCTTCTATGATCGTTTCAATGGTTAAGCAATTGAACAAACAGAATCAAAAGAAAGTGTTGAATATGCTAGACAACAGTAAAACATTTAAAGATGTTGCTAAGTTTGCATTCTCAGCCGGAAAATAGGAAGAAGATATGAGTTTACTAATCAAAGAAATCGTTGAAGATGTACAATATATCACTGAAGCCAAAGAAGATGGTACTAAGCAGTACTTCATCGAAGGCATCATTATGCAAGGCGACATCAAGAACCGTAATGGTCGTATGTACCCTAAAGAGATTCTTGCTAATGAAGTAAAGCGATATAACGAGACATATGTAGAGAAGAACAGAGCCTATGGCGAACTTGGTCATCCTGCAGGTCCAACAATTAATCTTGATCGTGTATCTCACCTTTTCACAGAGTTAAAGCAAGACGGTTCAAACATCGTTGGTCGTGCTAAAGTTATGGACACGCCAATGGGCAAAATCGTAAAGAACATCATGGATGAAGATGGTACTCTTGGTATTTCATCTCGTGGTATGGGTTCAATCAAACAGAATAAGAGTGGTATCATGGAAGTACAGAAAGATTTCATGTTAGCCACCGCAGGGGATATTGTAGCTGATCCATCAGCACCAGATGCTTTTGTTAAGGGCGTTATGGAAGGCGTAGATTGGATTTACGATGTAGCTTCTTCTTCATGGGAAGTAGCAAACACATTTGACGAGATCGAAGAAGAGATCAAACAGACCGCTAAAGTTTCTACCGCAGAGTTAGAGATTAAAGCGGCCGCATTGTTTGAGAAGTTCGTTCGTTCTTTGACGAAATAGAATTTTTTATAAATAGTAATATTGACACATTAATTACTTTAAAAGGAGAAGTTAAATGAGTGAATTAGAAAAAGACCTTGAAAAGGTTGATCTAGACCTCGAGGAAGCAAAGGAGACCGGTACTGATGCAAATTCAGCCGATCCCGTGGCTCCAGAAGGTGGACAAGATAAAAAACGCAAGAGCGATAAAAAAGACAAAGGCGAAGCCGCTGACAAGTCTGACACTAAAACACCAGAAGGCACTAACACTGGTGGTATTGCAGAAGGTATCGAGCGTTTGTTCGATGGTTCAGACCTTTCTGAAGACTTCAAAACATCTGCTGTAGCAGTATTTGAAGCCGCAGTACAAGAAAAAATGTTGGCTGAAACAGCGACTTTGGAAGAAAAATTTGAAAGCGATCTTCAAGAGCAAGTAGAAAAGTCTGTTGAAGAGATTGTTGAAAAAGTAGACCAGTATCTAGATTATGTAATTGAGAACTGGATGGAAGACAATCAAGTAGCTGTTGAAAGCAACATCAAAGTAGAAGTTGCTGAATCAATTCTTGAGAGTGTTAAAGGTCTAGTATCTGAGCATAACCTTGAAATCGATCAAGAAACTGTTGACCATAATGCTGAACTTGAAGTTGCTCTAGAAGAGTCTAAAGTTAAGTATAATGAGTTAGTAGAAGAAATGATGGCTATCAAGGAAGCTAAGAAAGAAGCTGACTTAGAAGTCGCATTCAAAAATGTTTCTGAAGAATTAACAGACACCCAAGCGGAAAAACTGCGTGTTCTATCAGAAGGTATTACTTTTGAATCAACTGATGACTACTCTAAGAAATTAGAAGCCATCAAAGACAACTACTTTGTAGAGTCTGCGCCTGTGGCAGTTGCTGAAGAAGAATCAAATGATCTTCTACAAGAAGAGACTGCGGAAGAAGTACAGCCTGCATTAGATCCGTCTATGGCAAGTTATGCTGAGTCGCTTAACCGCTTTTCGAAATAACAAATTTTATAAATAGTAATAAGTTAAAAATCTCAAATAAAGGAGAACCATAATGAGAAATGAAGAACTAATGAAAAAGTGGGCACCGATCCTTGAGCATAATGCTCTTCCCACTATTTCTGATTCACACAGAGAAGCTGTTACAGCAACTCTTTTAGAAAACACAGAGACTTCTATTAGAGAAGGCTCAAGCCTAGGCTCAACTGGTGTTTTATCAGAAGCCGTTCCTGCTAACCATGTTGGTGCTGGTATGGGTTCAACTGCTGGTGAAGTTAAAGGTTACGATCCAGTATTGATCTCTCTAGTACGCCGTGCAATGCCTAACCTAGTAGCATATGATATCGTTGGTGTTCAGCCAATGACTGGTCCTACTGGCCTTATCTTTGCTATGAAAGCTAAGTATGATTCACAAGAGGGTGACGAAGCACTATTCGACACTATTACTTCTAAATCTGGCGTTGCCGCGGCAGATGCCGCTGAAGCAGCCCTACAGCCTGGTCAAGGTACTATCAGCGGTTCTACTGGTGCAGTATCTGCATTCGAGAATCCTACTGGTAATTCTACAGCCGCGGCTGAAGCACAGGGTGTTGGCTTTGTCGCTGCCGACAATACTGCTGTTGCTAACCCAATCGCTGAGATGGCATTTGCGATTGAGAAAGTGCCTGTAACTGCTGTATCTCGTGCTTTGAAAGCAGAGTACTCTTCAGAACTTGCTCAAGACCTTAAAGCAATCCACGGTCTAGATGCAGAGACTGAGTTAGCTAATATGCTTTCTGCTGAACTACTTTCTGAAATCAACCGTGAAGTTGTTAAGACTGTATATGTTGCCGCTCAAACTGGTGCTGAAACTGGTACTGCCGCTAAAGGTAGATTCAATCTTGATGTTGATGCAAACGGTCGTTGGTCAGTTGAGAAGTTCAAAGGCTTGATGTTCCAAATCGAAAAAGAAGCTAACGCAATTGCTAAAGCTACTCGCCGTGGTAAAGGTAACATCGTAATCTGTTCATCTGATGTAGCTTCTGCTCTTCAAATGGCTGGTGTACTTGACTACACTCCTGCTCTTAACAGCAACTTGAATGTTGATGATACTGGTAACACATTTGCTGGTGTTCTTAACGGTCGTTACAAAGTATATGTTGACCCATTCGCAGGTGCTGAGTACTTAGTAGTAGGTTATAAAGGTTCTAGCGCATTCGATGCTGGTATCTTCTACTGCCCATATGTACCATTACAAATGGTTCGTGCAGTTGGCGAGAACAGCTTCCAATCTAAGATTGGTTTCAAGACTCGTTACGGTATTGCTCAGAACCCACTTACTGGTCAAACTGGCTCTAACGATAACGCATACTATCGTAGAGTTATTGTTTCTAACTTACTATAAGTTAATAACAATAAGATTCGGGTTAACCGAACGAATTTGGGGAGTCTTTCGAGACTCCCTTTTTTTGTGCATATAAATAATACTATGATCATATCGAGGATTACAAATGGCTACACTAACAACTAATACAAACTATCTCTCACCAGTTGAGTTTCAGTTAGTTTTAAATCGACTACCTAATGTCGAGTTCTTTATACAGGGTGCAAATGTGCCAGGTATTAGTTCGTCTGGTACAGAAAGACCAAGCCCGTTTAAGACGATCAACGAACCAAGTGATAAAATAACATATGACGACTTTACTGTCACTGTCTTATGTGATGAAGATATGGTAGCATTTCGAGAGGTTTCCGATTGGTTGGTTGCTTTGACATATCCAGACACATTTGATCAGTACGCAACATTAACGCCTGCACCCGATGGTGATGGTAAGAAATCAGATGGTTCTTTGGTCGTACTAAATAGTAATAAGAATGCTAATGTAACCATTAAATTTACTGATTTATTCCCTGTGTCAGTTAGTGGTCTACAGTTAAACACAGCAGAGTCAGATTTGACTCCACCTACATTTGAAATAACTTTTAAGTATTCCAACTATACTATAGAAGTTTAGCTTGACACACAGCAACATCTAGTGTTATACTTACATTAGTTACACCTGTGTTTTTTAATTATGGAGATTATGAATGAAGCTAGAAGATATTATTGAGTCGTGGGAAAAAGACGGTCCTGTTGACACAATCAACATTACCAATGAGTCTGCAAACACTCCAAAACTTCACAACAAGTACTTCAAAATCTATATGGGAGAAGGTTATCTCTTAAAGAAGATGAAGGCAGAGTATAAGAAGTTGTACAAACTCAAAACCGAATACTACAAAGGCGAACTCGATGTCACTGAGTTAGCACAGTTTGGTTGGGAGCCTCAACCACTTAAAATTCTGAAACAAGATATTCCATCATATTTAGAAGCAGACGATGACATTATTGAATCGTCTCTGAAGATTGGCGCACAAGAACAAAAAGTTGCGTATCTAGAATCAATACTAAAGATGATTGGTAATCGTGGATTTCAGATCAAATCAATAATTGACTGGGAAAGATTTAGAACAGGTGCTTAATGTCTGAAGAAGTGATTATAGAAAAAGTCGATGATGTCTATGTTAGGATTCAAGCAGAACCTAGCACTAAGATGGAGTTGTCTGATCATTTTACATTCAAAGTACCCGGTGCTGAGTTTATGCCATCTGTACGCAACAAATATTGGGATGGCAAGATTCGTCTATTG